ACACCTGTAGCAGATGTAGTAGGAGCACCTGTGCCATACTTACCTGTCTTTTCAGTAAGAGTAAGTACGGTGGAGCTTGTATTAACTGCTGTATAAGGATTAGATGTATCAGCATTGATAAGAGTTGTAAGACCATCAACGATAGCCTTTGTTGTCTGTGTACCAGCAACTGTGAACTCTTCGCCAGCAACTGTGTACTTCTCACCCGTAACAGGACTTGTAGCGAATGTTACAGTATAAACACCTGCTGTCTTTTCAACATTAACAACTGGCATACTGTCATCAACCATTACAAGTCTGCCATTAAGAGTACCGATAGAAAGGTCTCTCTGCAAACCGTTAGCGTCGTTGTACTTGAGGTAAACGAGGAGCTTCAAGTTCTCAAGGTTAGTAGCAACCTTAGAGTGCATAATTGCAAGTGAGAACTTACCCTTATGGTCACCACAAGCTCTCTGCATAGCAGTATTAAGAGTTGTACCATCCATACAACCTAAAACACTCTCACTATTTGTAAGTGCAGTTACATCATATGTATGGCTCTGTACAAACTTTGCACCTTCAGAATCAGACATAGAGAAGATACCATTGAGAATGTGTACGATTGTATCTTGGTCAATCTCATCCCAATACTCGGAAATCTGTTGTGCGATATTCTCCATAAAGTCAACACCGCCTGTGATGTCGTATGAGAAGTCACGCTCTGTCCAAGCATTAGCACGACCAACAACAACTCTTGAGTGTGAGAATGTCTTGGTCTGATTAGATGTGATGTTTGTTTCACCATCATAGTTAAGAGGTACAGAACCGCTGATGAGACCCTTTAATGGAGTTGTGATGTAGTTTCCGCCTGCCTGGTCTGCCATTGCAGAAGCAAGGTCGGGACGCTGTACGATAGCTCTTGACTTGATAAGCTCATTGAGCTTTGTGTTAGGTATTCTGTCAACATACTGTTGGAATACTTCGCCGTTGAAAATCTTTGCATTAAAAATTTCAGACATAGTTTTTCTCCTTATTTGATTTTTATATTAGCTACACACCGAGATTTTACTTACGTTCATTAGCCGCTCTCATCATATCTGTTAATGAGGGTTGCTTTGGTGCAGCCGTACCCGGTGTGGTGCTTACGAACTGCGGTTTGCTTGCGGAGCTTCCTGTTGCAGGAGCTTCCACTTGCTCTGGTTCTGTCTTGATAACAAATGCGTCCGCATTATCTGTTGCATAAGACTTAGCGAAATCATCTGCTCCAATGATAGAATCATCCTTCATCTTTAACTTTTCGTTTAACAAAGACCTAACAAAATCACGCTTTGCCGCTTGACTTGTAAATTCTTTGCTGTTAGCAAATTCCTTAACTGCAAATTCATACGCTTGGTCCGCTAACTTCTGCTTATAGTTTTCCATATCAGAATTGTACTGACCTTGAAGCGTATCAAACTTACCTTGTAATTCTGTTAACTTGCTAGCATCCGTACCAGCACTTTCAAGCTGTTTTCTAAGTTCTGCTAAATCCGTATCTCTTTGGGTAATGTTACCATTGAGTTCAGCAATAGCACTATCCTTAGTAGCTAAATCACTATCGTACTTCTGCTTACTTACATAATTACCTTCCGATAAGTCTGTAAACTTTGCTCCCGCTTCCTTAGCAATAGCTTCAAACTGTGCTAATGTAAGCGTTCCTTCCTCTGCCTTACCAAAAATTTCTTTGATGTTCACAAAAAGTTCCTCCTGACATTCTTTATATCTGCTTAATTTATAATTCCGCAGTTGCAGGTCTGCGTTGAATGTGCGTTCTTTAAGTGTCGTTACGCTGGACTATATTAACTTTTCAGCTTACGCTGTTGAGTCCCTTTTTATAAAGTGCTGTTGAGATACCAAGGAGTGCACCTAAGAATACATCAATAGCAGAAATTGTGCCAACGATTTCCTCTCCGTAAGGCAATCCCCAAATCTTAGACAATGCAAAATAAAGGGTTGCTAAGGCTGGGAGAACAATCTGTGCCACATACTTTAAAATGTCGTAAACCTTATTACTCATTTTTTAACTCCTTTCAACTCCGAAACACTTGTTTTTAAAGTTTCAATTTGAAATTCAATTACCGGAATCTTTTCTGCAAAGCTATTGTGTTTCCTTACCTCTTCGGTTAGAGCCTCAATTTTGACATCTGTTATAGCTTGTTGCTTCTCTAATTGGGATTGCATTTTCTTATTATTACTGGCATTACTAATAATCACACCAACAAGGGATAGCCCTCCTGTAATGATGGCAACAATAATTGCACCAACTAATTCAACTATTGAGTTCCCCACACCACACAATTCTCC